CCCGCCGACATTGACGAGCTGCGCACCCGCGTCGTTGCCGGCGGTCGCGGACGCCGCTTGGATTGTCAGGTCCGAGCCCGCCGTCGGCGTGACAGTAGAACCGTCACTCATGACCAAGTAGCCAGAGAACGTGGTCGCGTTGGCGGTCGGATTGTAGGTAAAGAAAGTCCGCGCGTTGGCCGCGTCGTATATGTAGAACGTGTTATCAGTCTGCTTGCCGAGGCCGTACTTGACCGTGCTGTTGGATAGGAAGTTGACCGCGCCCGCCTGGCCGGTCGGCGCGTTGAGCAGGATGGTCGCGTCGTGCGCCCCGGTAGGGGCAATCTGCAGTTGACCACCTGCCGTGGCCGCGTACGAGAAGATGCGCCCGAACTTATCCACCTTCATCAAAGACGCCGTGGTGGCATCTTGGAAGTCAAGAAATAACTTCCATACCCCGGTGCCGCTGTGGCGACCGATGAACGCGCCGGCCAAGGCCGAAGCCGAGGCGTCCTTGCCGTTCATGTCCGCCAGATACCCAATGTAGTTGTCGTCGCGCGCGTTGTTAACCCCGGCTTGCAAGTGGACGTTGCTCTGCTCAACATTGCTCGCGTTGACATTGCGCGAGTACGCTTCAACTACGGCGCCAAAGCCGGAATTGCCGACAGTGGTCATGTCCGCCTGATACCCACCTGAGTCAGACGTTGTCCCGCCGCCGTTCTTCGTCACCAAGAAGATGCCGCCGATGCCACCAGCGTTGCCAGTGGTGAGGTAGTTCTGCTTCAGGTTCGATACCAAGAGCGCGTGGTCGCCGGAGTCAGACGAGTTGCCGCTGCCAAGCGGGCGGCTCTGAATCGCCACCGTTCCTTGTAACGTTCCGGTATGCGTAGCCGCCGTAGTGGACGCAATCAGGCGGCGCGCGTAGTAGCTGGTGCCTCCAGAGAGCGTGTCGAAATCGAATAGTGTCGTTCCTAGATAGTCGGTGGCTCCAGTTCCGTTGTTGGCAATCGTGGCGTTACCGCCCAAGGTAAGCGTTGTAGTGGCATTGTTGTAGGTGAACGCAGCCGAGGAATCGAATGCACCGGCCGTGTTGTATTGGATCTGCGTGTCCGCACCGCCCGGCGAACTCGTGCCGCACGCGGCGCCCGCATCCACGACGTTACCACTCGCGTCGAACTTCGCGCAGTGTGTCGAGGTCAGCGCGCCGCTGGTCGTGGCAAACGAAGTCGTGTTCCCGCTGCGCGTGCCCACAGTTGGCGCCGCACCCGTGCCGCCGCCGACGACAGGCAACCCCGCGGTGAGTGCCGCAGAACTTGCGAGCGTCGTGCCGCCGGAAAAATAGGGCACGCCGCCCGAGGTACCCGACGCGGCAACAGCGAGCGTGCCCGACGTTGTGACAGGGCTTCCGCTCACAGAGAAAATCCCCGGCATCGTCAGGCTTACGCTCGTTACTGTACCTGAAGTGGCCGCAGCAACCCATGCTGGATTAGCCCCTGCTCCTTGAGTCTTCAAGACGTATCCGCTGGTTCCGGGGCTGAGGCACGTCCACACAGACGCGTCGCGGTAGACCACGGAGCCTTGCGTCGTGCAAATCGCGTCGAGCGACACGTTGAGCGCCGTCGTCGCGGTCGTCGCGGTCGTCGCGTTGCCCTGCACGTTGCCGATGAACAGAGGCGCCGTAACCGAGCCGGTGAACGTCGGGCTCGCCGTGTTCGCCTTCGTCGTGAGGGCGGCGTTTAGCTGCGACGCGGTGAGGATCTGCCCGGGTACGAATTGGGCTTGCGCGCACTGATCGATCCCGAGTGCCAACGCAACGGTTACAAGCAACGCGATTAGAAATTTCATTGTTCTAAGCCTTTAGATCAACAGCGACGTGTCTAGCACGAAAGTGTAGTCGAGCCGATCGCCTAATGGTATCGAACTCGTCTTTTGTTGTCCCGCCGAAAACGACGTCGTAATCAATGCTTGGACGCGGAGACTGCGGTTCTGCAGTTGGCTCGCGTACGAGTCCACGCTGACTACATTGGGGGTCGCCGCGATGCGTTGCCGGATCGCCTGATCGGCGGTCGCCTTGCGGTTTTTCCCCAGCACGCGGGCGTTGTACGGCGTGCCCTCGTCAGTGTTCAAGAACCACTCGCCTTGTAGCAGCCGCAGCCGCGTGAGCACGGCCTGCGCAACCGTGGCCGACGAGTCGCGCAGAAAGTCATTGCCCGACTGCCCGAACGTGTAGTCGCCGGCCGCGGATAGCTTGCGATAGATCATAGGTTTTCCTGCCCGCCGGAGGCGTCCGTCCCGGTACGCACGCCGGTGTGCTTGTGGTTCCAGTTGACCCCGTTGATCACGACGTTCCCGTCGAACGTAATCTGCGGCGCAGCGAGCGCGATAGACGCGTCGGAACGCACCGTGGCGGCCCCCGCGGCGTGCACTGTGGCCGTACCCCCGACCTGGGCGACAACGTCGCCACCGGCGGTCACGCGGACCGTCGCCGGCGTGGTAACGTTGACGTCCCGGCCGCGGATTTCGACGAACGCCTGCCCGTCATCGGAGCGCAACTGCACCGCCGCCGTGTCGGTGCGCGGGTCCAGCATGCGCGGCAGCGACCGCGGGCCGACAATCGCGAACCCGTCGGATAGATCGTGCGACCGATATTCGAGCGGCAACTGCTCGCCGCCGTTCTGCCACCACGCATCAATGCACCGATCGCCGAACACGACGAGGCACTCGTCGCCGACAGCGACCGGGAACGTCAGCGTGTAGCCCCCGCCGCCCGGGAACACGACCGGGCAATGGATCAAGGGGGGCATGCTGACCGCGACTTGCCGCCCGGTCGGATCCGCGACCTTGCCCTTGATCGCAAGCTGCACCGTGACCGTCTGTTCCTGGGGGTCGAAACCTTTGATGATGCCGGGCCCGGCACACCAGAACTGCAGACGAAACGCATCCTGGGACAGCCGCAGCAGTTCCTCGTGATCCTTGAATCGCTCGCGCCTATCCATTGCGCTGCACCGGACCGTTGTTGTCGGACGAGTAGTTGAGCGGGTTGTACGCGTAGTCGAACGCGTTGCGGTTCGCGAGCGTTGTTTGTTTGTTTGCAAAGGTCGCGTTGTAGCTCAGGGCGACAATATCGCAGTACCAATCCTCGCCGCGCGTGTCGCCGAAGTAGTCGCATATGAGCGGTCGGTAGAATCCGTCCGCATCGATGTGCACGGAGTTCAGCACCGCGTTCAGCGTTTGAACATCGGTGCGGCCCGGGGTCTGCAGTTGGAACCCCTGAATCGATTTGTTGTTGATCTGCAGCACGCCGCCGATTTTGATGTTCGGGTTCAGCAGCGAGCGCACCCGGATACCCTGCTGCGTCTGTTCGGGGATCCCGATCATCCCGGTCGCCGATGTGAGCACGATTGCCTGCCCCGGCAGGTACCCGGTCAACGGCAGCACGGAAAGCTCGTTGTCCTGCAGACTCCACGTCGCGGAAATGCCGGCGCAAATCGAGCGCATGTAGTCGCGCGACGCGCCGTACATGACCTTGCCCCGCGGCAGTTTCACGTCGGGGAATTCCGGCAGGTACCCGGCCGACACGCCGAACGGCGCCATTGATCCGATCACGGCGTTCGCGCACTGCCCGATCGACGTGCCGGCGGCAAGCGTGGCCTGGACGTTGGCGAAGTTGTAGGCGAAATCCGAATCCTGCGCGATGATGTGCAGATACGTGTCGGTCGCGTTCAACCTGCCGCTGCGCACGTACGTCGTCGTGCCGTCGAAAATTTTGCCGTAATTGCCGGTCTCGTAGCCCGCCTGCAGCACGACGCGCTTGAACTCGTATTCCGGTACCGGGTTTTGCACCAGCGGGCCGCCTGCGATCCCGGTGCCGGCGAACCCGGTTTGATCGAACGCGCCCGCGTCTGCGGTCGCCACGCTTGCGATACGTTGCGCGGTCTTCGGCGCCACGTTGAACACGCGGATGCTCGCGTAGTTCGGGGTTTGCTGGTCGCCGCGGTGCACTTCGAAGGTGAACCGCAGTTGCGACAGGTCGAGCGCCTCCGTATCGTTGCCGATCAACAGGCTCCACTTGCGCCCGTACAGCGCCGTCATGGCAGCACCGCGTACACGTGGGACGCCGCGCCCAGGTTGTCGAACGTCGGCGGCGCGTCGGGGTTCACGCCGTCGGTCTGCACGACGAGGCCGAACCGGAAGCCCAGCGAGGCGTACTGCGCAAGCAAGTTCGCCCCGGTCACGAGGGGTACGCCGGACACCAGCGGAGCGCCGTTGACGTCGGCGAGGTCCAGGAACCAGCCGAACGGATCCCGGTAGACGTAGCCCATGCGGTACGTCGTTGCCCCGAGTTGAATCGAGAATTTTTGCGGCTGCGGCAACAGGGGGATTTCGAAGACGGTCGCCATCAGAACCCCCCGCCTGTCGCGAAATCGCCCAGCGCCGAAAACTTGTTTTTCAGCGCGTTGATGACGGACCCGCTGACGCCCCCCGGTGACGGGTTCGCCGGCGCGGCCGTTTGCGTGCCGGTGTTGACCTGCGGGTTCGTTTTCGCCGGGATCGCCTGTTGCGCAATCGGGGGCAGCGTCGTCGCGCTGACCTGGGCCGCGATCAGTTCGCGGCAGTGCAGCGTCGCGATCAGCGCGTACTCGGTTTCCTGCGTCGTTTCCGTCGAAAGGTCAACGAGCAGCATCGCCGGGTAGTAGCGTTTCCCGGTGAACACCTCGAACGGAGTCCGACTGTGCTGCAGCGCGATCAACCGCTGATATTGGTTGTACGCGTAGTTTGCGTCGCCGGCAGCCGCTTCGCTGGAATTCGACCAACCCAGGTCCAACGCAATTTCGGCCGGCGGGAGGTACGAGTGATCCGTGATCTGCGAGCCGGTTTCGACCGGGTGCGAGGTCATGACCAACGTGTCGACGTGATGCTCGCGCAGTACGACGTCGGCCTGGATTTCGCCGATCGAGTCGACGCCTGATACCAGCATGCGCAACGGCCGCACCGTGACCACGGTCGTTACATCGTCGTCGGCGAGCAGGCTGATGTTCGACGGCACGCTGTCTTGCGCGAACACGTTGCCCAGCACGTCGCTGCCCACGAATGGGACCTGCGCCCCCCGGAGGCCGCCTAGGGCCCCGGATAGCGCCGCCTGCGCTTGCCCCGCGATGTTCTGCAAAGGCGCCGTCAGCGCGCGCACCGCGCCTTGTGCCTGCCCCGCGATGCCGGCCACGAGAGCCGAGGGCGAGGGTAGCGGCAACGCCGGCAGCCCGACGCCAATCCCGATCGAGGGAATCGGCGGNATGATACCGCTCAGGCTGCGCACGCCGATATCGAGCGTCGGCGCTTTGAGGCCCACGCTGGCCGCCACCAGTTTCGATTGCAGCAGAGCCTCTGCCTGAGTGACGATGTTCACGATCCGACCGCCCGGTTCAGCAT